GTTTCCCAGTCACGATCGGACCGGTGAAGTATGTAATCTTTACGAGATTCATTGCAATTTAGACCTCGAAGGTTTTGAAGATACTGATGAAGACGGTGACTTTACTGAAGTCAAACTGCCTTACATCGTAACTATTGATACGAATTCAGATAATATTCTCTCAATCAGAAGAAACTTCGCTGAAGACGATCCGATGAAAAACAAAATTGAATATTTTGTTCATTTTAAATTTTTGCCTGGACTAGGTTTTTACGGATTCGGTTTAACGCATATGATTGGCGGCCTATCAAAAGCCTCAACTTCAATTGTTAGACAATTGATTGACGCTGGAACGTTATCTAACTTGCCGGCTGGTTTTAAAACTAGAGGTATTAGAATTAGAGATGAAGATTCTCCGATTCAGCCGGGTGAGTTTAGAGATGTGGATGCTCCAGCAGGAAGTCTTAGAGATGCAATTCAACCGTTACCGTTTAAAGAACCAAGCGGAACTTTGTTAAATTTATTAGGATTATTGGTTCAATCAGGACAGCGTTTTGCTTCAATTGCAGAAATAAATGTAGGCGAAGGCAACGCCCAAGCTCCGGTTGGAACCACACTCGCTTTACTTGAAAGATCAACTAAAGTTTTATCTGCGATTCATAAACGATTACATTCAGCGCAGAAAAAAGAATTTGATTTGCTTGCAGATATTTTTGCTAAAAGTCTTCCAGAGGTTTATCCGTACGCGATAGCTGGTGGAATGATGCAAGTTAAACAAGCTGACTTTGATGAAAAGGTAGACGTATTCCCAGTATCAAATCCAGATATTTTTTCAACCAGCCAAAGAATTGTAATGGCTCAAGAAATGATGCAGCTAGTTCAGTCCAATCCTCAGATTCATGGCCCTAACGGTGTGTATGAAGCTTATCGAAGAATGTATGCTTCTTTAGGTGTGGATAATATTGATGCTTTATTAATACCGCCCCCTGATACGCAGCCTAAACCGATTGAAGCTGGATTTGAAAATTCAGCGTTGTTAGCCGGCGGTCCGGCGCAAGCATTTATTCAGCAAAACCATGATGCTCATATTGCAACGCATATTAATTTATTGAACATGCAACCGGTGCAAATGAATGCTCAGGTACAAGCCAATATACATGCACACGTAATGCAACATTTACAAATGAAAGCTGATTTAATAGCGCAACAACAAATGCCTCCAGAAGCTTTACAACAATATCAACAACTACAAGCGCAAGCGCAACAAGTTTCTCCAGTAGAAGCTGCAGCAATTACGCAACAAGCCAATGACCTTTTGGCTCAGTTTAGCGCTCCAATAATGACTGATTTAATGAATCAGTTTGCTCAGCAAGTTGCTGTTCCACCTTCTGAAGATCCTCTTGTAGAAATAAGAAAACAAGAGCTAGCTTTAAAAGGTCAAGAGTTACAACAAGACAGAGAACAGTTTGAAATTAAAGAACAAATGAGAGCTGAAGAAAAAGCAAGACAAGATATGATTGATCGAGAAAGAATTGACGCGCAACGAGATATCGCTAGAATGAGAGATGGAACTGCTCAAGATAGACTTGATCAGCAAAAAGAACTAAAATTAATCGACTTAGGATTAAACCAACTTAATTAAATAACAAAATGATAAAAAGAACTGAAATCAAAGATTTAGAAACTCCTAAAATATTGAAGAAGCAACCTTATACCAATAAGGGTAACGTTGCTTTTAACGATATGAAAAACGTAAGCGCCGATGCTACACCTAAGCCAGGAATGGGCAAAGGTAAAGCAAGAGGTATGGGTGAAGCTGAGTTCGGCGGTAAGTTTTCTGGCGTTTATTAATGTCAGTCATTTGGATAGCTGACCAACTTAAAAAACAGCTAAAGGAGAAGAAGGAAGATATTAACGCTCAGTTATTAAACGGCGTTAAATCTTTTGAAGATTATCAATATCTAAGTGGTCGTTACAATTCTCTAGACGACGTAGAGATGGAACTTAGAGAATTGCTAAAGAGGATAGTTGAAGATGACGGAGAAGATATTAGTCCCTGACCACGTAGCGGCAGAGGTCGAAGCGGAAGCTAAAAAAGAAACAGAAAAAGAATCTGAAACAGATACTGCTTTTGTTAGTCCAGAAGAAAGAGTCCTAGATCCGACTCTAATGTCAAAATCACTTGTAGAACGGATGCCAAATCCTAGCGGATGGCGCATGCTGATTCTTCCGTACAAAGGAAGAGGTGTTTCTAAAGGTGGTATTACTTTGGTAAAAGATACGGTTGACAGAGAAGCGCTAGCTTCAGTTGTTGCGTATGTGGTAAAAATGGGCCCACTTTGTTATAAAGACAAAGACAAGTTTGGTGACATCCCTTGGTGTGAAGAAAAACAATGGGTGCTTATAGGAAGGTATGCAGGAGCTCGCTTTAAATTAGGCGATGATGCTGAATGCCGAATAATTAACGATGATGAAGTTATCGCTACGATCTCTGATCCCGATGACATCGTCACGCTGTAACGTGAGGAAATCATGCAAGAAGAAAAAAACTTAGTAGAAGAACAAGTAGAAGATGGTGAGGTTGTCGAAGTTGAAATGCCTGAAGAAGAGGCAGATGAATCGGCGGCTGTAGAAGATGTTTCTGAAGAGGAGCAAGCAAAGGACGAAGACAAGGACGAATTAGAAAATTATTCTAAGAACGTTCAAAAGCGGATTGCTACGCTTACTAAAAAAATGCGCGAGCAGGAACGAGCTGCTCAATCAGCGTATGAATATGCAAAATCTTTGCAAGAAGAAAATAATCATTTAAAAACCTCTAATTCAGAGGCTCATCAAAATTATTATTCTGAAGCAGAGAACAGATTAAAGTCGCAAAGAGCTCAAGCAAATGCGGTTTTAAAGTCAGCTTATCAAGAACAAGATTGGGATAAAGTAACAAAAGCCCAAGAAATCCTAGATAAGATTACGGTTGAAGAAAGTAAATTGGTCAATACTAAAATGAAGGTTGAGGAAGCTCCTCAAGCTCAGTACCAAAACTATGTTCAGCAATATCAACAACCAGCTCAACAAGCAGCACCTGAGCCTGATCCTGCAGCACAAGATTGGGCAGAAAAAAACAAGTGGTTTGGTGAAGATGAGACCATGACGTTGGCTGCTTTTAACATCCACAGAAAATTAATTGAAGAAGAAGGGTTTGATCCTGCTGATTCAATGTATTATGATGAGATAGATAAACGTATCAGAGTTGAGTTTCCTCATAAGTTTGAAGACGGTGGGGAAGTCAAACCGAAACAGAAGATGCAACAAACTGTTGCCCCGGCTGTAAGGTCTGAAGGCTCTGGACGCAAACGACAAGTTAGACTTACCAAAAGCGAAGTTGAAATGGCGCGTCGTTTGAATGTACCGGTTCAAGAATACGCTAAACATATTAAAAGGTAAGAAACTATGACAAAAGAAAACAAAAAAACAAACAACAGAACCCCACGTTCTGCAGATACTCGAGCTGATATGAACGCTCGCAAACCTTGGCGTCCCCCATCTATGTTGGAGACTCCACCAGCACCTGAAGGTTATTCCTACAGGTGGATAAGAGCCGAAATTGTCGGTCAGGAAGATAAGAAAAATGTTATGTCAAGATTACGTGAAGGCTTTGAGCTAGTACGTAAAGAAGAGATAGGAGATTTTGAGCTTCCAACGATGGACGATGGAAAGCACGCTGGTGTAGTAGCCGTGGGTGGTTTGCTTTTGGCTAAGATTCCCAATGAAACGCGTGATGAAAGAAACGCCTACTATTCTGATCGTGCGCAATCCCAACAGGATGCAATTGATAATGATTTGATGAAGGAATCTGATCCATCTTCTCCGATATTAAAACCTCAGAGAAGTTCAAGCGTTACTTTTGGTGGTGGCAAAAGAGATTAATCTCTAAGTCACTTAAGACAACTTTTTAGATAAAAGGTAATATTATGGCAAATAAAGATGCACCTTTCGGTCTAAAGCCAGTAGGGCAAGTTGGTTCGGGTTATAATACTGCAGGTACTACCGAATACTCTATTGCTTCTGGCGCGTCCGGAAATATCTTTTCAGGCGACGTAGTCAAAATGACTAGCGCAGGTACTATTTTAGTGGCTGCTGCTGGTGATTTAGCACTTGGCGTCTTTAGGGGATGTAAATATACCGACTCAAATGGCGATGTAATCTATTCAGCTTACTGGCCTGACGGTACTGTTTCATCAGATGCGGTGGCTTTCGTTGTTGACGATCCTGAAGCCCTTTTTGAAGTCCAAAGTGCAGCAACTGGTTCAGTTACTCAAACTGTTGTAGGTTTGAATGCTGACATTGCTTACACTTCTGGTTCTACAAAAACTGGTATTTCTGCTGTTGAAATCAGCGGAACAATGGCTACAACTGCGGCTCAGTTAAGAATTATTGGTTTCTCAGGCGATCCTGATAACAATAGTTTGGGTACTGGTTCTCAGTCCGGAAACGTTAACATGATTGTCAAAATCAACGAGCATTTCTACGCTCAAACAGCAGGAGTATAATCATGGCGATTAATCGTTCACAATTAGCAAAAGAACTCGAGCCTGGTTTGAATGCCTTGTTTGGCATGGAATACGCTAGGTACGACAATGAGCACGCAGAAATCTTTGAAACTGAATCTTCAGATAGAGCATTTGAAGAAGAGGTACTAATCGTAGGCTTTGGTAATGCACAAACTAAAGCTGAAGGCGCAGGCGTTTCATTTGATAACGCAACTGAAGGTTACACTTCAAGATACAGCCACGAAACAGTAGCTCTAGCTTTCGCTCTTACAGAAGAAGCTATCGAAGACAATCTATACGACAGACTTGGTTCAAGGTACACAAAAGCCTTGGCTAGATCTATGGCAAATACAAAGCAGATTAAAGCTGCTTCAGTATTGAATAACGCGTTTGACACCAACTTTACTGGTGGTGACGGTCAACCTCTTGTTTCTAACGCTCACCCTCTAGGTGGCGGTGGAACTGCAAGTAACAGACCATCAACTTATACTGACCTTAATGAAACTTCATTAGAAGACGCTCTTATTTCTGTTTCAACTTTAACTGACGACAGAAATCTAGCGATTGCATTACAAGGTACAAAGTTGATTGTTCCACCTCAGTTGCAATTTGTTGCTGACAGATTACTAGAAACTCCAGGAAGAGTTGGTACATCTGACAACGACATCAACGCTATTAAGAACATGGGCATGGTTCCTGAAGGATACGTGGTTAACCACTATCTAACAGATACTGACGCTTGGTTCTTAAAAACTGATTGTCCTGATGGATTTAAACATTTCCAAAGAAGCCCAATGCAAACTGCACTAGAAGGTGATTTCGATACTGGCAATATGAGATATAAAGCCAGAGAGAGATACAGCTTCGGATTCTCCAACTGGAGAGCTGTGTTTGCATCTCAAGGTGCTTAATACCCGTTTCTCGGGGTGGGTTGTTTAAACCTACTGAAAGGGAGCTTCGGCTCCCTTTCCTTTATCTAAAATAAATTTACAAAAAGCTACCTTTAATAAGATTCTTATTGTAGAATTTATGTAAACCAATTATAAATACTATGAATACTGGTTTACATTCGAGTTTGTCCCTAGCAAACTCACCCTGCACTGGTCGTTGTACTACGTCTATGGCCCCTTTTGACGAAAGGTGTCAAGGATGCGGTAGAAATATAGAACAAATACGGATCGTGACTGGGAAAC